AATTACTTCCATTTCCGTCATTAAAAGGTGCGCCTACAACTATTCTATTTCCCGCTGAATTCATTGAAACACTAAATCCGAAATTATCACCAGCAGCTTCTCCATCTATATCTTGTCCTAATTGAGTCCATACATTTCCAATCAAAGAATAAACTCTAACTGAACCAGAATCAATCCCTTTTCCATCATTATTAGGTGCGCCTACAACTATTCTATCTCCTGTTGAATTTATCGAAACGCTTCGACCAAAATTATCACCAGCAGCTTCTCCATCTATATCTTGTCCTAATTTAGTCCATGTATTTCCAATCAAAGAATAAACTCTAACTGAACCAGATCGAGGCGCATTTGTGATATTAATGGGTGATGCTATTACTATTCTATCTCCCGATGAATTCATTGAAACGCTATATCCAAATTTATCATCAGTAGTTCCTCCATATAAACTTAAACCAAGTTGAGTTATATTTAATTCTTTAATAATTGCTGATAATAATACTCTTGCTCCTAACATAATATTAAGAAGTTAAATCTCCACCTAATAACCACGTATTTGTGTCTATTTTAAATAAAGCAGCACAAGAATTTTGATCTGTTAACTTAAATTTACTATTATTACTTAATAAAGTAACACCCGCCTCACCAGCTACTGTTACTTGACCCGTTCCTTCTTGATAAATTACAATATTAGTTCCAATATCAAAAGGTGTATGAGAATTAGTAGGTATTTTAATAGTAATTGAAGTATTACTTATAATTCCTACTATAGAATTAGCCGCCTCTAATGGCAAATAACTATTATTAATAGATATGGATGAATGTATTTTTGTTTCAACTGATAATCCAGAAGTATCAACTTTCAATCCACCATAACCCTTAACTATAGTACTATCTAATTTAGGTGGTGTTATACAATCATCTGCAAGTTCAGATGAAGTGACGGATTTTAATCCTATTTTATTAGCAGTAATTGATCTATTTGCTAATTTTGTTGTAATTACTGGCAAACTTAAAACATGATCAGAAATAGCACTCAGTTGTGCATTTCCAGTACCTGCTGTTCTATCTATCACAACATAATCAGTACTTAAAACACTAGCGTATGTCGATAATTCTGATACCTTTTTATTTGCCATAATATTATTTAGTTAAGTTGCCAATATGTGTTCGTATCAAGTAATGCATATTCTTCATTTCTTGTTATCATATAATTAGAATTCACAGATAAAGGAACACTTAAACTTGTTACACTACCAACAGTATTTGTAGCAACACATGCATAATTTGCTTGATCGGTTATTTCTATATTATTTAGAGTTAATATTTTCCCTGTTATTCCTAAATCAATAAAAGGATTAGCTTTTATCCATTTATATGAAATTGGATCTGTTCCATCAGCTTCAGCAGTAAATGTAAACGATTTTTCCACATCAACAGTGCCAGATACTGGTTGTGTAGTAAAAGTTAAGTTTTTATTTACTGTAATATAAAACGGAGGACTAGTAACAGTACCAAAACTATTTGTTAATACACAATCATATTTTCCGTCATCGTTAGCATTTAATAAAATATATAACTCTACTTTTCCAGTATTTGTTGTTATTAATGGTTTATAATATATTCCGTCTTTTCTCCATTGTGCTGTGATTGGTAATGCTCCAATACAACTTAAATATGTATTCAATACTTGACCAGCATTATAAGTAGCATCTGTTGGATTTGTTACTACGACTATTTGTTTGTATAATTTTAATTGAACCGTATTACTAGTTCTTGAATTTAGTGAGTTTTTTGCAATACAATAATAATTAGCTTCGTCCGAAACTTGTACTTTATTAATATAAATCGTATCTGCTGTGGCAGATGGAATCAAAATATTATTCTTATACCATTTATAATTAATAGGATCTGAACCAATAGCAGAAATTTTAAAAACAACAGTGGTATCTATATTAGTTGTTATTGAATCTGGTTGAGTAACAATATATACCGCACCACCAACAGTTAAAAATACTTTGTCGCTTCGAATTGACTTGGTGTTATTTGATATTACACAATAATAATATTCTTCATCATTAGCAGTAGCATTAGTTATAGAAAATGTATCACTGTTTGCTCCCGCAATTAAAGATTGGTTCTTATACCATTTATAAGTAATATTAGTTCCTCCAGCTTTTATTTTAAAAGTAAAAGAATCGCCTATTCCTATTATTCCTCCTATTGGTTGTTGTACAATATAAGGAGCAATATAAGATACTATATTACAATACTTAATATATGATCCTTTAATAAACATAATATTTTAAATCCTAATATTGTTTACACATCAGCATACAAATCAAATAGACTAGGCGCAGTTTTTCTTAAAATGAAATTTTTTGAGGCACTAGACGGAACTATTAGAGTACCAATTTTTGGTGTAATTCCAGCACTACTAACAAGTGTAACAGGTTGAGTATTTAAATTCAAAATCGTAAACTTTATAATTGAACCCGTTTGTATTTTCCAAAAAGAATGCGAATCTAAACTATTCGCTGTAGCTAATGTTAAATAATACGACGTACTTCCTGTAGCGACTATATATTCATTCATTAATTCTGTAATACTAAGAGTATCAGGACCATTCTTTTCAATCGAACTTTTTAATCCTTGGACATTTCCTCTTAAATAAGTTGCACTAATACTACTATTTCCTAGTACTGTTGTATTATCACTAATGCCATTTGTATTATAACCAATAACAATTTGATTATAACCATCTACTCCATATATATCTGTGTCTGCTCCTATTAATACGTTTTGATAACCATATTGTATATTATTTCCAGCATAAGATCCAATAGCAACATTTTCCGAACTAAATGAGGACACTAATGCACTTCTTCCTACTGCAACATTAAGATTTCCATTTAAATTAAGTTGTAATGCGTATTTTCCTATCGCAACATTATCTTCTGAACTTAATGAATTCGATAAAGCTGCATGTCCAATAGCAGTATTAGCATTTCCCTTGTCGTAACGTAAAGTAAAATTCCCAACTGCTACATTCTGAAATCCAGACTCATTAGTACGCAATGAATGAAACCCAATTGATACATTATCGTATCCACTAATATTTCCAAATTGACTATAATAACCAATAGCTACATTTTTTTCTCCAATTGTGGAAGTACCCAGTGCGTATGATCCTACTGCTGTATTATATGCACCACTTAACTCGCCATAACCACCAGATATTTTTCTAAGAGTGCCAGTACCAACAGCAACATTATACTTATTCTCGGATTGAGCTGAACATAAAGATTGATATCCTACTGCTGTATTAACATTGTTATTATAATTACCATTACCAATAGTTAATCCACTAATTAATGCATCTCCGGTTACTGACAATGTAGCAAATAATATATTATTGATTGACGTATTTCCAGTTACCGTTAACGCATCAACTAATGTACCACCAATTACTTGTAAATTTTGTGGATAAGCAGATAAACTAACATCGCCAGTTCCAATTCCAACTTTACCATCATGAGTAATAATCATTTTAGTTGATGCATTAGAATTACCTGATGTAGTAGTCAAGAAAGTCAATTTACCGGGCGATGATCCAGAAATAGCATTATTTCCTTCAACTTCACCCTGTATTGAAGCACATCTTCTCAAGATGCCATCTTTAGAATAATACGAAAAATCTATTAATCCTACATTAGATCCATCTGTTGTAGGAGCACCTGTTAAACCAAAAGTATTATTAAAAGATTTATTAAATGAAAATACTCCAGCACTACTAGTATTATCAGCATAAGACCATAACCCCATTCTTTGTGTGCCCGTACCTGCTACATTAAATCTTAAAACGCCAGTATTACTTGATAAAGATGTTAGAGAACCTACATTAACATTTCCACCTTTATCAATCATAAATGGATTAGGATCATTTGATTGATCTTCAATAATAAAAGCAGGAGCAGATCCAGTTTGAGTAACCTTTACTGCTGGTATAATACTAGAATTCGATGTGACATGCAATCTAGCACTAGGGGAATTTGTACTCATTCCTATATTTGCATCGGAATTGATATACATGGCAGTTAAATTATTAACTTTATTATAAATGCCTCTACCAAAATCTAAAGTTAATGTATTAACCCCATTTCCATTTAATGAACCATCGCTAATAATTACTTCTGTGCTAGTTCCAGATAAATAATTAGTATAAGTAAAATTATTTACATGAATATTATCACAATAAATATCTCCATCTATATTAGCTGATAATAAAGAAATACCTTGGCTTGAACTTAACAATCCATTTACGACGAAATCGCCTTCGAATGGTTGATCTGGTGATGCAATAGGATCACTAGCACTATCAGGAAACCCAACAGTTTGGTTCGTATGATGGTTTTTTCTATGAAGTTTGTCGTGGAATCGTGCATTTCCTGCCATCAAAGTATTTATTCATATAAATAATTAAAATGGCTGATACTACCACCAATTTCTTTATTAATCAGAATTATAACCAAAATTATGATATTACTTGGTCATTTCAGTATAATATATCTGGATCGAATACTAGTACTGGTGGATTTTCCACGTTTTTATTCAATAATGATACATTAGTTGGAGGAGGAAAATATTCTGGAGTAGGATTTTCTACATATAAAAGCAGTCAAGGCGTTACTGGTGCTGTATTAGGTATAATATTTGATACAACCAACAACATTAAAATTAAATCAACTACTAAATTTACCACCTTAACTACAATTCCGTTATTTACAGAATTAACACCATTTATAAACACTACTAATAAATTTAATACAATAAGATTCAATTTAACGAATTTAGGTAGTATATTAAATATAGCAATTAAAGAATTAGATACTAATACATATAAAACTGTTGCTACTATAAACACTAATATTACAGCAAATGATACAGATTTTTATAAAATAGGTTTTGGTTATTCGTCTCCATTAAAAAGTGGTGATCCAAAATTATTATTTAAAATTAAAGATATACATATACATGGTAGCACTCATATTCCAGAAACTAAAATAAAAAAACCCCCATATAATTTTAATACAAACACATATTATATAATACAATCCCAAAATTCAGATAAAATTGAAATAGGACGACCAACTCCTGCTTCAGTTGGATCTTTATTGTATAAATAAAATTATGGATTCATTTATTACAGATTTATCAGAACAAACAAAAGTCGCAAACAAGGATTATACGGTCTTTGATATACAAGACGTAACTACTGGAAAATATAATACAAGAAAGGTATCATATGATACAATATACAATCAATTAGTTACAGATGTAACAACTCAATTTAATACTCAATTTACTAAAATAGACAAAGGAATTACCGAGGCAAAAGCATCAGCTAATTCTAAATTAGATAAAAAAGGAACAAATTTAAATCTTCTGGAAAAAATGACGGGTCCATTATTAGTTGATACATTTTCTGCTACAGGATTATCATATTTTAAAAACACGGTAGATTTAGGTTCTAATTATATTTCAAATGTTAAAGATCCTAGACTTGATCAAGATGCTGCAACTAAAATATATGTAGATACCTACGTAAATGGTAAAGTTGCTAACCTTACCACTTCAACTAATTTTTTAAAAAATACTGGAGACAAATTGATAGCAGGAGATTTAGAATTAAATCGAGACCCAAGACAACCTTTCCACGCCACAAATAAAAAATGGGTAGAAGATAAAATTAGTAATGCTACCTCAACAGTTCAACAAACCATTACATCTAATATTTCAAATGCATATGTTCCCTTAAGTGGTGGTACAATGACAGGTTCTTTGGTTTTAAAAGGATTTTCGGAACAAACACCATCAGTAATTACACCAGCGAATAATAAAGTAACATTAAATTTAAATACTGGGAATACATTTTCTATAAATTTAAACGCAAATGTCACTGAGTTTATTTTAACTAATGCACCATCAGCAGGTACATATACTATAACACTAGCTATAAAAAATACTGGAAATTTTACGGTTGCTTGGAATACATTCGATAATCAAACTGTCAAATGGGCTGGTGGTGGTACTCCAACCATGACTACAGGTGCTACCAAAACAGATATATACTGTTTAACTTATATCGCACAAACATGGTATGGGTTTATCGGAGGACAAAGTTTTCAATAATAAATTATATGCCAATAGGAAATGCATTAGCTGTTATAATATCTAAAAAAATACAATATTTTGATTTCGATATCATTATTAGTAATAATACAACTGGATATGAGCTTTATCCTGTGTTAGTACAACTAGGTTGGAATAAAGCTCAACCAATAAAAGGAACCGTAATCGTAAATGCCGGGGTAACTATGAGTGGAACTGCTAGTACTTCAACAGCAGTGGGTGCACCAGCATTTAAAATTACAAACATAAATAGACTTTCGATAATAAATATACGAAACAACGGTTCAATAATAGGATCTGGCGGAAATGGAGGTACTTGGGAGGGAGAAGGTGGAGGAGGTCATGCTGGTGGTGATGCCATCAACTGTAGTATTGCTTGTAATATTAATTTATTAAATCATGGAACTATAGCTGGAGGTGGAGCAGGCGGAGGAGGAGCCGTAGGAGGTGGAGGTGGAGGTGCTGGTTCACCTGCTGGAACAGGAGGAAAAGGTAAAATGATGTGCCCACCAAATGTTAATGGACAACCGGGGTCTTGTTATGGTTATGCCCCATATGGACGGAACGGATCATCAACAACAGGAGGACAAGGACTTTTCCCAACTCAAGGAAAATATTATTATCCTGATTCTCCTGCTAATGGCGGAAATGGGGGAGATTTAGGAACCAAAGGAGATACTAGTGGAATTTATATTAGTGGTACAGTAAAGTCTTCATCCCCAGGAGGATATGCTGGGAAAGCAATCAATTATCCTTCTAATGGAACTGGATACCATTTAGATCCTAGTTCTACAGGAACTATTATAGGATAAGATCAATCCCAATTCATAAATTCTCTTCTACCCTGAAATCGTGATTCATTGCAGGAAATCTTTGAGTAATATATTTTTGTAAAGCAATCGGTTTGATCCAAGATGAACTTTTTTCTAAATCTATTTTAGATTTTTCGGCTTGTTGATTAATCAATTGTAATGCTTCAGCTAGACATAACCATCTAGAATATGTATCAATTGTCATTACATGAGTTTTATTCGATTTAGTTTTTATGGAAACCTTTTTCATTATATAAAATTCTTAATAAGAAACCCCAAAATTATAGTGTTTATTTCGTTTACTGGAAAATCAGTATTAATAATCTTTAATGTCTTTAAAGAAGAATTGATATTATTGATCATTAATTCAATTATTGCCATGCGTTCTTTATCTTGACTAAACTTAGAAATAAAATTAGTTCTAATAAGATTAAACAAATTTTCCATATTTTCTAATCCAGATTCAGTTAATTTTCTATTAAAAGAACTTATATCATAAGTATCCAAAAGAGATTTGTCTTTTTCTATTACAAAATCCCTGAGTATCCTTCTTAGATCTTCTACATTAACATTAGTTTTTTCAAAATGCGTTACGCTAGAAGAAGAAGCAATTGCGTTTTTTAATTCTTTGGATTTAAATTCCATATTAAGGATTTTCCTGAATTTTCTTATAAGCTTTTATAAGACTTTCATCAGCTTTATCTAAATCAATCATATCAGTTTGCATGAATGTTTTCGCAGTAACTTCTACTGAAACTGATTTATCACATTCTCTGCAATTAAAAGTGTTTAGATTATTTAAATCTATTGGAACAAACATCTTTTTTTCCATATAACATGGACATTTAATTTCCATGCCTTGTTTTGAAAACTCTTTAATTTTTTCAACTTGTAATCTTGCTGCCAAGAATTCTATAACATTTTTATAAACATTATAAAATATAATTTGAATTAAAGTAGCTAATATAAATCCCTTGATGAAATCTAATAAGGTATTATAAAATAATAAAGACGATACCGTGCTTATCATACAAAGTATAAGGATTGGCTTTAACATTCTATATATTATACATTATTTTGATTAATTGTCAACGGAAAAAAGAGATAAGTATTTTGGAATTTCTAATAATTGTTGATTTACTTTATCTATTGCTCTCATAGATTTATTAAGTGCAATTTTCTGGGATTCTTTCACAGAAGGATTATCTTTAGTATCATCAAGTTGTCTTCTCAAAACAATCAATTTTTCAAAGACATCAAACAATTGCTGTTTGTACATATTAATTTCATGGGGATAATTAATAATACGATTACCAGAATCAATTTGATTATTAATAGGTACTGCCATTTGTACAAATGGATCATCTTTTGACCCCGGACCAATACCAGCTACTTGTCTTTCGGCATTTGCCATCGAATCTTCTTTAAAAATTTTCTTTTTCACTACAATTATTTACTCAAGTTAGGTAAATAATCATATGAGTAATTTATTCCAAAAAGCTTTCGTAAATGTTTTACACGAAGCACCAGAAGATGTAGCTCCTCCTGCTGGAGTTTCAGATGCAGACGCAATGGCTTCTACACTAGACAAAGGTACAGATCCAAGTGAATTCAATGTAGATGCTAATGCTGCTGCTGATCATATGATGTCTACTAATAAAATGCATTCTAATATGGTTGCTTCTCTTCAAAGTTGGATATCTAAATTAGAAGAAATGGCAACCTTTTTAAATGGCACTGGTCCAGAATCCGTTCAATCTAAGCTAAAAAATGGTATTCCTGATACATTATTCGATAAAATTCGTGTAGCAGAAACAAAGAAAATTGCTCGCGTTTCCATGGAATTAACTTCTCTTAATGAGATGTTAAAAGGATATCTAGCAAGCAGTACGGACGCCAAATTTCGTGGAATTTAATTTTACTCTGTATATTTTTTAATAAAATCAGGAGATAATCCATCTTTTTTTAATAAAATAGTAATATCATTAAAATCTTTACATAAAGACCCAACATCTTTAGGCCAAATAAAAACAGACTCACGAAGTTCTAACAACTTATGAGTCTTTTTTGCTGCTGCACTGTCCTTAATTTGGGAGTCTAACACCCAAATCTTCTTATGAAATGGAAACTTGTCGATCTGTTCCTGTTGTTTTACAGTAAACAATTGATACGAATTTTCTTGAATACCTCCAATTGCTACTCCATTTTTAATAAAACATGAGTTAATTGGTCCTTCAAAAATAAAGATTGTATCATAGTTTGAATCTACTTTATCAATATTAAATATAGTCTTTTCGCTATTAATTTTAGATAAATAACGAGGTTTACACAATTCGTCTGCCTCTAATACTGTTCTGCTTTGATAATAAACAATCTTTCCTTCTGTATCATAAAATGGAAGAATTAATCTATTTTTATGAACTTTATCTATTAAGGATAGATATAAAGATTTTGGTCTATTTACAGCATTAAACAATCTTCTATTCTCTATGAATTTCAATACTTTATTAACAACAGTATTATTTTTATAATAATCTAATTGAGCTTTATCAAATAAATTAATACAATCTTTTGGTAAAGTCTCTGTTATAAATTTAGGTTTTTCTTCTTCTTGAAAAGAAAAAGAATATGATTGTTTAGATTCCAAAAAAATATCCGAAATGCTTATATTAGCAATTTCGGATATCCATTGTAAAGGAGTTTTACTATAACCACAATTGTGGCAGAATACATTATTATTCTCTGGAATAAAATAAAATCTCTTCTTCTTTAACCAGCTATTACCTTCTCTACACATAGGGCATGAACCCTGATATGTGTTGTTATATCTATTCTTTGTTGGTTTCCCAACATACTGATAAAATTTTTCTACTATATAATCTTCAGGGAGATTCATGAATAAATCATATCAGAGAAGTCTTCAGATCTCAAGAATTATTTGCACTGAGATGTGATATCTTCTTTTGTCTTTGCATCAAGAATTTTAACCATTCCTTTTCTGATCAAAGCTCCAGAAGATGGATCATACCAAAATGCTTCTACATAAATTTTATCTCCATATTGACGTTCCTGTACTTTAGGCATAGACGGTCTACCGCTGATTGGCGAAGTAATCTGAATTGGTCTTACAATATCCATAATCCTATTTATCCATTTTTTTGTTAAATTCAAATTGTTTCTCTAATAAATTGAATACATCATCATCTATTGGACCAACTTCATCTAAAATTTTAGACTCTAAACCTAATTTAAATTTATCTTTTGGAACTGATCTGTTTATGTTTTTGGGAATTGAAATAAAATGATAATCATTATTTGATTCTTCTACAAATACGAACATTTCACCTACATATAGTCCAGTTCCAACTGCGTATACATGAGATTTTAACGGAGATTGCATCACATCCCTCCACTATGATTCACAGACAAAAATAACCGTGCCAATGAAGTATACAACGCATCGGCATCTAATTGTGATTTAGCACTAGTAATGACCAAAGGCTCATTTTTCATATTATAACCTATAATTATAAAAGAACGAAGAAATTCTTCCACTGTGGAAGCAATAGCATCAATTTCATTGTTAGTCCTCTCTTTTTCTTCGTAAGAACTTTCTACCATTACTTCTTTCAATAGTCTTCTAATTTGTTCAGCAGTGATACTTTCGGAATCATATTTATTTATAATTATTGGTTTAACAGGTGGTTTAACAGAAGACTTCTTTTCTGTATTTAAAGAAGTCTTTTTCTTTTTTGGTTTAGGGGATTTGTCTTTATTTTCCATCTGTTTTTTCTTTAAAAAAATGATTATCTTCTGTTATAGTAGGTACTCCTTTATCAATTAAAAGTTGGATGATAACTTCTATTGATTCGGTATTAATAGAAAAATTCTTCGGAAAGAAATTATTTCCATCATTAAATTCAAACATAACTTCATTATTGAAATTTTTATTGTTATAACACGTAACAAAAATAGAAGAACCACCCGGATCAATCAATACAGTCCAACGTCTACAATCATGTTCACCATATTGCTGAAATACACGAAGAACACCAAATTTGTTATCTCTAAGTCTTTTTATGAAATAACCCGGCGTTTTAATTTTATTCTGTTGACGTTTATTTAAAGACATATCAATTAACTTTAGCAGTTGCTATATACTTCAATTTATTGTTGCCGTCTTGAATTTCAAATGCAACAAATCCTATTTTAGTATTTAATCTAATTTTTATTTCCCCATTTTTCGGAAAAGAAATATTCTTAAATAAATCAAAATCAAATCCAATTGGTTTGGATATTTGTTGTCCAGTAAAATTGTTGGATATAACAGTAGAATATGTATCTATATTAGATTTAGTTTTATCCGTTAACTCCGCTATAACATTCTCTCCTTCAGAGTGTAAATATATCTTACTGCTATCAACAATAAAAGTGCTGCTTTTAATCAAAGAAATATAAGAATTATAATCAAAATTAAATTCTCCATCAAATTCTAATGAATTTATTTTTTCTATATTAAACGACGGACCTCGTACTATACTATCATTTATTAAATGAAATTTAAATCTAGTAGAATGAGACGCATATTCAATATTATTTTCGTTTACATTCAATTCTATGTTAGCATCTAAAGGGATACAATCAAGAACTTTAATAAATCTTTTAATATCAGAAAAACTGATGCTTCTTTTTTCTCCTTCGTATTTTACATCTTCAGTTTTTGCATATAAACTAAAGTTTGTATCAGAAGTTCTATTTAAATTAAAAATCGAATCATGCTCTAATGTAAGAGAACATAATTCATTTATTTTAGATATCGGTGTTAAAAATTTCTGTATGAAGCTATTCTTGTTTAGGATTTTCAGTTTCATTATCTTCAAGGTATGATAACACTTTTTGTAGTGTCATGTCCAGCTTTTTAATCATCTTTTCCATCTCTACTAATTTAGAATTTATAGATTTAGCTGTTATGCTATTATCAAAACTAAACTCCATCTGATTGGGATCAGATTGAAGTGGAATTACAGGAGCAGATCCTGTATCTAGATAAGGTCTAGGATCTAATTGTTGCTGTGATCTAAAATGCTGTTGTGGTTGTTGTATAACTTGCCTGCCGTTTGAAAGTCTAGTTTCTTGTACTAGACTTTCCGCTAATCTTTGAAATTCTTGTTTCTTGGGTGATAAAAAGGGATTAGCAGAAACTATATGACTATCATATCTAGAAATCTCTTGATAGGTTTGTCCTAAAAATCCCAACAGAAGTTTTTCTTCTTCTATAGGATCAATAGTTTCGTCGAATGAAGCATTTTGTAATAGTGGATCAACCATTCTATTACTTATAAAACAGCCCATGAGTTTCAAGTCTCATGGGCTGTTTATATTCAGACTCTAAGTAAAATTATTGATCGTAACCTTTCAATAATTCATTTACCATGTCATCAGACAACTCTTTAGTTAAAGATACATCTTCATCTTCATCATCTGATGAAACTGGAGTTTTAGATTGTGTCTCGGAACTTTCGTATAATGGCTTACATACGAAATGTTTGTTCCACATTTCAATCAATTCTTCTTCAGACTTAATTGGATTAACAACAGTCAAATCATGAACACTGTTATAAACTTGTTCGATCTTATCTTCAGCTAGATTCAAACTAACTGGAGATGTGAATCGACTGCTATCATACGTAGTATACTCTCCTTGCTTTTCTGCTTTTAGCTTGAAATTTACTCCATCCTTTGTAAGGTCAAACACTCGTGAACCAAACTCATCCGAGTCGTCACCACTAATGGCGGATTCGATGATGTTGTGTAACTTCTTGCCAAAACGGAAAATCTTTACTGTTCCATTGTTTGCTGGAGTAACTGGATCATCCACAACATAGACATTAACATACCATTGCTCTTGCCATTTTACTGCTTGCGCCTTCTCTTTTTGTTCTTCTGTGCCATTTTTCTTGATACGGAAGGTTTCAATACCAATTGGATCAGGCTTGCCTACTGTCTGTAGGCTAAGTGCAGATACATATTCTCCTGTTGCAAAACTATTCCAACCATGTTGATAGTAATGATAAAAAGTTTTGCTTGGATCAGTTACATTAGGCAACAAACGCAAAACGTAAGTATTACCTGCTTTGAATTTTAGGATTTCCTTATACAAGGGATTTCCCCCTGTTTTTTCGCTTTTAGCTAAAGCGTCTTTGATTGAGGCGAACATCGATGAATTATACATAGTTAGTTAGTTAGTTAGTTAGTTAGTTAGTTAGTTAGTTAGTTAGTTAGTTAGTTAGTTAGAATATAGTTATATCCATGTGAAGGATCATAGCAGATTATTTAACGATGTCAACGTCTTTTTTTAATTCAGTGTTTTTAGACTGTTGATAGATCTTGTAAACTCCTTTGGCTTTTTGTGTTGTGTAAAAAGCTAAATCAAACCTATCATCATCTGGATAGACATGATAGGGTGCTTTAAAAAATTCTCCCATCGAAACTTCCCGATTAGAAAGAAAAAAATTAGACAGCTTTTGAAGACACAAACTTGTCTTTTCGTCTAATTTTTGAAAATTTTTCCGTATCCGATACGGGAGATTTTTTGACTTTCTTGATTCTCTTAGGTACTCGTTGTATATTGTCTTTTCGAAATCCGTACACATTTTTCTTTATTTTAGTTCCTTGATTTGAGTTTAAATATTTTGATATATACTTACTTTTTGATATAGTATAATCGTAATCTATGAAGTACTTTAGTAAATCATAATCGTTATCTATTGTCAACATATATTTTAATAGACTTTTATATGTTTCGTTTTTAAGAACTAATAAAAAAATATTTGGTAGATTAAGTTTTTTTCCGTTTACAATACAAATTAAACTACAAAAACATAAAAAGTTGTGATTAAGTTCATTATTTTCCAATTCCTTTTCCATTTATATAATTTATCTGTTAATAATCAAAAGTCTAATCGGTATATTCTTTTAAAAACTTTTCATTGCTCTTAGACCATGCCTCATCATGAATAGAAAGTAATCCCGGTGAGCTATGGATAACATGAATTGGATAAACTCCTATTCTTAATTTAGCCCTGTTTGCATCAATACAACTTGATATATCATAATGATGAAAAGTATAATTTTCATTAAATTTCCAATTTGTTTTAGATATAGAAGGAAGATGTATAGCTAAAAATAATCCATCTACTATTGCAACTCTGGCTGGAGTTGGACCAAATGCGGTGGTCATCGTCTGATTATTATTACCAGCAGGATGTGCTACTTCTCCTCTTTGTTGGTTCCTATCTGTCATTACATGCCACAATGCGGGATTTGTGAGACGAGGATTCAATCCACCAGCCAAACCCACTATATCATAACCCAATTTCTCTTTTGATAATTGTAATTTCTCATATAATTTCAAATCATCTATGTACACATCATCGTGCGCACAAACTAAAAATTCCACATCAGTATTCTTATACTCTTGGATTTTTCTATTGTATACCACTGGCATACCCTCTGTGTTTTCCCATGTAATATCCAATTTATAATTTGGAGTATTTAACCCATCTGTCCATGATCGATATAGTGGTAATGTTTTAGCTTCTTCTCGAAGTTTTCTAGTGCATGAAACTATAACTACTTTTGGATTCATTTATTATTTTAATGAAAAAAGCACAAAAATCAATAAATATTAACATGAGTATATTAAAAAGACCGGGTTGGCAAAATTATGAAGTCTTAGAAGAAGGAAGATTACATAACGATAAACTAAAAGAAAGAATCGGTAAAATGTTTGACCGTTTATCTTTAGGATACTCCCCAAATCATATCGTAGATAAAATTTCGAGTATAATTAGACACGAAAAAGGTGATAAAATGGACATCAGTAAAGTATCTGATGACTATATCGTAAGCATAGCTACTAGCGATTCAGTTACTAGAGGTAGGTTTACCCCATCATTAAAACCTTC